TATACCATGCAGTATGTTCATTTAAAAATGTTTTATATTCTTCTAAAAATTTCCAAGAACCTTTATCATTTATGTAATCTTTAAGAGATGCTCCTATTTTACATATTGATCCTTCTTCAAACCAATATTGATTGATAATCTTTGCCATATGAAAATATGAAGAAGCAATCTGACGTTTTTTAAGTATAGCAACATGTTGATTATTTAATTCAGCTATGACTTCATACAATGCCATATGATATTGTGCATCTCTTACCTTTGCAAAACCATAATGCTTTTCTTCTTTATCAAATATAGGTAAGAAATTAAGCCACATATAATAGTCCCTAGTAAGGTACCATGTATTGCCTTTATTTTTATACAAAACCCCAGTTCTACATTTACTTTTTTGATCTTCCCAATAGGCCGTAAAATCTTTAGATCTAAAAGGGGCATTACAATAATTCCCTTCTGCATTAAAACGTTTAGCTTCTTCATTAAAAAGCCATGCTGTAGAATCAAAGTTGTATTGACCAGGCTCTTTAAATAAAGATTCTAAAAAATCTCTAAATTCATTATCAGAAGAAAACTCAACAGTAGACCACTTGTGATTTTCAAAAATAGGTATAACCCTACTCATCTCTTATGATGGCATAAACATCACCAACTTGTAATAATAAATGTTCTTCTCCATCATGTTTCATAGGTGTAGGCATAGCGTGTTCTGCATATCTTACTACATCACCAACCTGTATTTCACTTACTGATTCACCTTTTCCCACTACTTGACCTTCATAAGTTATTTTTTGTGCTATTGTGGGAATAATAAGTCCTGATGCAGTTTTTGTTGCTGCTTTAATTTCTTTAATTAATAACTTTTGTCCTACTGGAATAATTTTTTGTGCCATAATTTTTAATTTTATATTTGGTCATATGCTAAACCTGCACCACCACGCACAGAGCTATCTTGTTCTTGTCTCATATCAGTAAATGCTCCTTTATAAGATTGTCTTATTGCTTCAAATTTTGCAGCAGCATTTACCATAGAATTTATATTTCCATCTCTACCATGTTCTATGGCGGTAACTTCCATATACTTTGCTAGTCTATCTAACATAGATTTTATACCTACGTATGCTCTATATGTTGGTGTTTGATACATTTTCTCACACATTGCTTTAGCATATCTTATTGATGGATCTTCCGTTGAATCCTCAAGTTGAATCTCTTCAATAATAATATCTTCCTTTTCATGTTCTGGTAAATTAAAAAATGGATTTGCATCAGGATTAGGGCATGTCATATAAAACAAATATTTATATACTGTTATATGTGTATCAGGATATTCATCCATAATCTTTTTAAGAAAAGGTAAAGCATAACAATGTTCGGTTAATACTAAACTGCTGTTTTCTATATCAAATAATCTTACTATCATATTTTATTGGTTATCTTTGATCCACATTATTAAAGATGTCACTTCATCTTTTAAGTATGGTAATTCATATATCTTTATTGTATCTAAAACGGGTTCTCCATTTACATGTTCATTTATAGGATAACCATTTGTATCTTCACCAACCTGTTTAAACTTTACATGTTGTATAGTCAACTTACCTATTTTAAGCTTAGGATTATGCTTCTTAATAATATACGCATAAAGACTAAGTTGTAAGTTATAATGATTTAAATTACAATCATCCAAATTATTAACCGGCTTATACATTTTATTGGTAATACCTTCCCAGTTTGTAAATCCTTTATCCTTTATTTCTTTATTTGTTTTGTAATCATTAATATTAATATATCCATTCACTACTTCTACAACATCAGCTTGTCCGCATATACCAATTGATTTTAAATATACTAAATGTTCAGGATATACACCATCTTCAAGTTTTTGAACAGGTGCAAACTTTATACCTTTATCATTAATAATTGGTTTAATAATAGGCACTTCTATACCATGACGACCAATAGTATTTAACTCCATCATATCCGCTTCTCTTTGATCATGATAAAAGTTACCTAACTTAATAGCTCTTGCTGTCTCACCATCCCATGCAGCCAGAATTTCCTTTGGTGTCATACCATACCACTTGGACCTTTTATTTTTAGCTGATTTCTTAGCTTGACCATCTCTATCAAATTTTGGTTTAAACTTTGCAATAAATGAAGTTACACTTAGCCAGTTTATTTTTTCTTTATCTGTGCTTTCATACACATGACCTTCTTCAATAAATCTTAGTCCCATGGTTTTGTTTTTATGTTGTTGTTGTTGTATAATTATAGGGATTAATCACAGTTAAAGATGGTTCTTTACTTAATAGTGTTATTGCTTCTTCAGCAGTAATCTCACCAGCAATTAATAATTCCCCCACTATTTCTTCTTTAGTCAACTTTTCCATTTTCAATTTGTTTAGTTATTAACTCTTCTTCTTCCTCCGTTGTATATGCATCCCAATATCCTTTTGGACACTCTGATGATAATGATCTAACTTTAAATGCTAAGCTACATCCACAATCAGAACAACATGGTTGTGATCCAGGTGCTAAACAATCTTTCCCTTTTGCGTCAAATAAAGAACATGATATACATTTTTGAAATCTATATGTAGCCACTGCCTCAATATGTTCTTTTTTCCAAATGTTATTTTTAATACCCTCTGCAATCTTATCAGCATTTTTAAATACATCAATATATTTTGACCATTTATTCATTTTTCTTTAAATGTTTTTTTGTTTAAAATATCCATTTCCATTTGTTTTAATGCAATTTCCATTTGTTTAACATTATTATTAATTTCTTGACTTTTAGCAAAACCCGCATAAGTTCTTTTTGCTAAATTACCTAGAATACTTTTATTTTTTTTAATTGCTTTTTCAAGTTTATTTTTTCTTAAATAAAAAGTTCCTAGTCCATCCACATACACCCTTGGAAAATCTATATCAGATAATTTTCTTCTTAACTTACTGTAGTAAAAAGTTATAAATTCATCTACTACAGAATTATGTACGCCTACTTCATCAGCTATACCTTTTCTAAGTTCTTTATGACTCTTTGGATTCACTGCCTAATATTTTATAATCTAGTAATACTAACCCACTGGTTTGAACATTAATATCTTTATTAAGTGAAATTGTTTTCTTATTATTACCTGACTTATTAAGTAAATTCTTTTTTTCAGCTTTGGTAATAGCATTCCTAGCAGATTGAGGGCTTTTAAATATATCACCCTCAACTAATTTTAAACAAAATTTAGTTAACTCAACATTCTCATATTTAGATAATTCTGCTAAAAACTTCATATCTGAGTTGCTTATAAATATATTATTAAAAAAACAATAAGTCATTATTTGATATTGAATAGTTTTATCAATATCAACTTTCATTTTTATATCAACTTTGTTTACTAATGCCATATTATAAACTTAATATCATATCAACTAAGTCCGGATGAGGATAACAATCAGATTTATCCTTTCTTACGTTGGTATGTGTTAATAATCCTTTTACGTTTCCTAAGTGTGCATCAAATTGAAATCCAAATCCTTTTGTAGGCCCATGTTTTTGTATGAATTGTTTTAAACCTAACCTGACATCAATTTGATCTCTTTCACCTATATATTTAATCCACTTCTCAGTTGCTTTTATTTGTGCATCTGAATAACTATGCCATTTGCTATAATTATTAAATGGTTCTGATAATATTTGAACTTGTTCTTCTTTACATGTAGAATTTACATATGTTTTGTTATTATGAGTTAAATAGCCCATACAACATATCTCTAAACCTACTGAATGGCGGTTCATATATCCTGATCCTGTTTTACCTAAATGCCATCCTTGTGCACCTGTGGGAAAAGCTTGAACCATTACACCATCATTTTCATCATTATTATTTCTATGATCTATACCTCCTAATACAAATTCAGTGGCTATTCTACCACGTGAATCTCTACCCCAATGGTCAATACATCTATAAGGATCTGCATGACCAGCTGTATGATGTAAAAATATATACTCATTATTAACAGGACCATTAATATATTCTCCTTTGGGTAAATAATGTCTATGTATTACCTGATCATAATTTGTTTTATAATATTGACCTTGTAAATCAGTATCTTCATCTATTTCTTCAGGAATTGTATTCTCTAAATGAGTTAGTAAAACCCACATATCATTATCTACTATTCCCGTCACATTTAAATGACGTGTAAGTTGAAAACGTTTAACATGCTTCTCTGTATCAGGGCCAAAAATTCCATCAGATTTTATCCCTAATTTATTTTGAAGTGCTGCTACTCTTGAACCTTTTGATCCAATTTTCAACATTTGCATTTTACTTTGGATTTACTGCATCTTCCATTGCAGCCTTAAACTCATCTGCTTCAGGAGTTGATGGTTGCCCCCCTTCTTTTTGTGCAGCATATTGTTGTGCCATATACATTTGAGCTTGCATACGTTCCGCTCTTGCTTTTTCTATAGCAGATAAAAGCATTTCATAATCAGCTTGTACTTCTAAATGTGGAATGTTGTCTTTGTAGAATGCAGTTATTTCTTCTCTGCGTTTTGCAAGTTCTTCTTTACTCATTTGAGGATCCTTGTCCTGTAATTCTGGGTTGATTTGTTTTACTGACATCTTTAGTTTTTTAAATGTTTATGAAACAAAGATATACAATAATAGTTTAAATCAAAAAAGTTTATTGGTTTATTTTAAATAAATTTATTATTTCGTTACTTACCACTTAACTTTATCTGCCCAATATGCAGCGGACATTTTACCTTTCTTTATATTCTTACCATGTCTAGCTTTAAATGACTTACGTTTAGCTTTCATTTTAGCTGATTCACCAGCTTTTGGTTTACCAGCTGTACTAGCACCCTGTTCACCAAAACGTATAGTTTTTACTTTATCTCCTACTTTAGCTACAACCACATGTGACTTTTTTGGATGTGATGGGGTGCGCTTAGGTTTATTATAACCGGATACTGCTGCTCTTGCTAATCTGCTGTCTTTTTTCTTTGCCATTTTTTTTTTATTTT